GGGTTGAAGACTTCGACTTTGGTTTTGAGGGGCTTGCCTGTTTTTTCTGAGATCCTTTCGATCGTCTTTGCAGGGAAGATACTCTGAAGTTCAGTTTCAATAACAGCCAGCTTATTCTGCAGCGTTGAAAGAAGAGTAATACCTGCCACTTCATCCAACTTAAAACCGTTTCTTTCTTGCTTTGCGATGATTGCTTGGACTTTGTGTTCAAGATCAATGCTCCTTTGGTCAAATTTATTAAACTTCAATTCACTTGTTAAGTGCTCGTATAACTTCTCTAAAACTTCTACATCATTAACGCAGTAAGTAATCATTTCTTCAAGCGTACTATTCTGAAGATTGAAATCATTAAACTCAGTCTTCAGAAACCCCAACCTCTGTCCCCAGGCTGCTAGAGAGTGTCCTCCTTCGAGACTTGGACTTAGCAATCGACTTAATACTAACGTATCCTGAGCCATCTTCGATGTGATCTGACAGTTCCATAACTTGTTCAGTAGAAAGTAATCGAATGCGATCCCATTGTGAGCCACTATCGAACTCGCATCCTTTATGTACTCCCACAATCCGCTTGCTTCTTTCCATACTTTTATTTCCTTAGTCTCTAGATTCTTAGTAACACAGCACCATATTTTATCATGGCTTAGTGTTGTCTCTATGTCTAATAATATTTTCATTTATGTATTCAATCGCTTTAAATAATACAGTGGTGTTGTCTTTAAACATTCCTAAACCAGTATTGCAAGTGTTACACAAAAGACCTCTAAACAATCCTGTAGTGTGGCAGTGGTCTACATGAAGCCTTCCATGAGGCTGGTTATCTTCATGATCTCCGCATATCTCGCAGGAATTATTCTGAAGTTTACGTCTATTGTTATATTCTTCTTCCGTTATCCCATACTTTTTAAGTAAACTTTTAAATGAACGCAGCTTCTGAATATCTTTTCCGCCTTTGTTATGGTAAATGTCTAATTTATATTGAGTGTCACATACTTTACAACGAGGACGTAAACCAAAAGATCCATCTTTTCTTGGCTGACTTTTTTTCCAATATTGAGAAACAGGAAGAACTTTATTACAACAAGAGCATTGTTTAGTATCGGTATTGTCTATTCTTTTCATGTTAATTTCCAGGATAAAGATATATTATACCACACTATTCACAATTTGTCAAGCTTTTGTGAACTATCTTCATCCTTTCCACCACACCTTTCGTTAGCTATTCGTTCCAAGACTCTTTGCTTCTGTACATCGTTCATAGTATACCAATTACTAATCTCTTCTTTGTTTCTACCACAATCGTTGCAACTCATGATAGTGATATCATAAGTACACTTACCTATACAAGGTGACTTAACCATTTCTTGTTTCCATTTCCAGTTGTTACTCCAATTCGGTAGATGTAGTGGTGGACATTTCCAAACCATATCATTTATCTTGTGCCTTTCTCTTAAGCCAACCGCCTATAAAAAAGATTGAAATCAAAATAACAGTAAGTACTGCAGCCACAGCCATTTCTGCTACAACCTTGGCTAACCAAAACCCTATGTATTCACTCATTTCTCACTCCCTGATAACTTACGCATCTTAGATAACACTTCAGCTAAAGGTTCTATCATCATGCACCTGCAGCTACTGATTGTTATAGGTGCAAACACTCTACCACTATCAGACTCTTCTCTTACATCTAAGAAGTCTTGAAAGAAACTACGCACTGCAGCTTTAAGTTCTTCGTGTTCACTCATTCTGTTCTTCCGTGTTTAATTCTTGGTTCTGTTCTTGCTCTCCTGGGATGTTCGTTCTCTAACCAAAAACATCTAACCTCATCATGATTAAAGGATACATACCCAACCCATGTAGCGTACTTAGTGGCATAGCTTGGACACTTTACTAAGTCTACAGTATGCTCTGCCTTGTGTAATGTATATCCTCCAAGCACTCCAACACAGAACCAAAATACAATCTTAATCATTCTTCTTAAGAGTGGGTTTCTTATTCACAAGTGGCTGCTCAATCACAGTAACCTTGTTCTGCTCATTGATTAACGCTTGCACCTTCTGCTCTAACTCACTGACTTTAAACGATAAACTGTTTACTAACTCGATTACTTTTGGTAGTTGAATCAAACTCATATTGTTCCTTAGTTAATTAGCCATGTCACCATGCCTACAAAATAGATTACTACTGCCACTGCCTCCACCAGGAAGAGTGGTACATCTCGCTGCAAGAAACCCGCTAGAGTCCACAATGCAGATCCTACTAGACCGAACACTACATTCGCAGGATAGATATTAAAGCTAGTCAAAGCAATACCAATCAAGCAGAGTATAGTGCCAGTCCACTTCAGTAGAATCATACGCACACCGTAGATGTTGGACACACCGTACACACGACATACTTACCGCCTGATACTACAGTTGTAGTCGTACAAGCCATACTATTATTATACACTAGAATCAGTGTTGCTGCAAGTAAAATCTTCTTCATTTGTTTTCCTTTCGTGCTTCCATCATTGCATCGGCTAAAATGTAAGATGCTTTGGATATTGCTTCTGCATTGTTTTCTGTGTAGTCGCCATTACATATTGCATCTTTAGCTGTGGGGTTTGGTCTCATAGCTGTAACATAGCCTTGTAACGCTTTAGCAGCAAAGTAATCACGCAACTCCATGCCTCCGCTTGTAATTTCTTCTTTAATAATGCTATTGCCATCTAGCATATGAACCTTAGCTATATGTGGAAATGCTTTCATAAATTATTCTCCTCTGGTGGTAACTCTGACATACGACCTGTCATCCTATTGTACAACAACCGACATGCTAACCCAGTCAGTCCACTGAATCGATTCTTGAGGATACGCACATAGGTAGTGTTCCTCTCCATCGCATCAGTATGCTGTCCATTACGCTCTAAACCGATCACCATGTCACTTAGCTGAGCGATTGCACCTGACCCCCTTAGCTGTGCCAATGAAGTCGATGCGCCCTCCTCATGCCCCTTAGATTCAGGACGCTTGAGGTGAGACACCACAAACAAACTAATGCCTGTCTCCTGCACCAGCATGCGAAGCTTAGTCATGATCTCATCGATTGCCTTACGCTCGTCTCCTGACTCCTGAGCACTTACGATAATACTAACATGATCAACGAAAACATATTTGCAATCCAACCCCCTAGCCATAAACCGCACACGATTGACAATGTTATCAACGGAAGTGCTACCAAAATGATCAAACAAATACAGCCTATCTGTGCCAAGTGTTCTGTTAAACGCATCTTTTATATCCTCATCTGTTGCCTCACAATCAGGTAAGTGTAAGGGTTTGTTTGCTGCTAATGCCATCAATGATTTTGCTGTCTTCTTTACTGACTCCTCCAGGAACATCAGTCCAATGTTATCTTCTGTCTTACTGAGAATCTGCCATACAATCTCACGCAAGAACTGAGACTTACCTAGCCCTGATCCAGCAGTCACCGTCACCAGTTCACCTAGTCTGATACCGTAGGTTAGATCATTAATCCCTTCGTAGGGATACATTACCTCTGCCTTCTCCTCTGCCTGATTGACTAGATCCCATAGCGTAGAGCCTGACACAATCCCATCGGGTACATACTTCTCTGCATTCCACCATGTATCCACGAACTCCTTCGTCTTACTGGTAGACAAGTAGTCGCATGCATCCTTGAGATCCTTCGTAGGGTACTTGAAGATGTGTGCCTTAGCACCAAACAATTCCGCTACTTGATTCGCTGCTTGCTGCCCAGGATCATCATTGTCAAAACAGATTACAATCTTCTCAAAGCTATCAAGGTACTCGTAGCTGGCACGACAATCCTTGAGTGCTGCAGATGCACCGTTACGCACAGACACCACTGGGAATCGTGAGCCTGTCAACTGATAGACTGCCAGTGCATCGAACTCACCCTCAGTAATCGTGATAGCCCTACCTCCAGGAGTGAACTTCTGCTGCCCAAACATGGTCGCACTCTTCCAGTCACCCTGTACGCTGAACTCCTTCGCAGTCATAGACCGAGTCTTAGCTGCTACCGTCTTTCCTGCTGCATCGCAATATGGAAAGTAGTAATTCTTACCGTCAGATCCTGCACCAAAGAAGTGCATAGTTGCCTTACTGATACCACGCTCTGCAACATGGACTGCCTCTGTGTTTTTAAATACCTCTAGGACTTGCATAGAGCCTCTCTGTTGAGTTTGTTTATCTAGGTAGATACCTAGCCCTTCCATGTCTTCCATCGTCGCTCTAGGGGCTGCTATACGAGTGTGACACACATGGCAAAACTGGTGACCATCATCGTATAGTGAATTAGCATCACTAGACCCACAATTATTACATGGTATATGCTTTAAGAAATTACTTTCAGTCACTTCTCACTCGCTTTCTTTAGTATTTACCAACAAAATAACCAATCGTATAAGACCAAACGGCTACTACCATTGGGTGTTGTAAAAAACTAATAAATTTATTTAAATAATGTCCACTCAGTATTTCATCAAGTATTTCAATAATCATTTCACTTCCTTTCCATTTCTAAAGTGAACACCACCAATATTGACTGTCCCTAAAGATTCAATTTTGTCGGCTTCTTGTGCCTTTTTTAGTATTGCTCTAGCAAATTCAATGTAAAACAAATTTGTACTGGCATAACGACCTTGGTCTTTTACAAACTTATTTGTAAGAACTGTAATTATTTCCTCATCTGTTAGTGTCTTTGCTTTGCAAAATCTATCCTCAGTTTCAAGCACACCAAGCCGTTTACCATTAGCAAATATGTTGTCAAACTCAGCATCTGTTAGTGTCTTTGCTGGATGGGTGTAGAGTGGTACGCTATTTTTATGTTCTTGCCCGTTTACCCAGCAATCATGGTGCGGTAAACGCTCTAAATCGTACGGGTCTATCCACGCTACTGGTTCATTGTCTACGCTACCCAAGGTAATTCCTCCTGGCTTTCCTGCCTCTGCATCCGTAGGTGATAGCATGAATAGATATCATCCATTACTTTGTCGACACCGTACAGTTGAATGAAGTCTACTGCATCCTGGATCATGAAGTGGTAGACCATCTCTTCATCGTGTTTGTTGCAACTCATGGTATTCACCTTATTAGTTTAACTACTTAGATACTTATATAAAAAACAATAATATATAAATCTACTTAAGACTACTTAGTATAACTCTATAGATAGTATACCATAGACTTAGCTCTTTGTCTACCTTTTTAATAACTTTCTTCATCGTAGTCTCCTTCTTCGTATTCGTCTTCTTCATTGCCATCATATAAATCATATCGTACCTCGCTTAATAGATCATCGCTGATAGTGGAATAACACTTGTTACACATGTCTAAGTACTCACCAGTTGACACACTCTTGCGTGTAGACTCATAGTCATTTAGGTTTTTATCACAACATTGGCATCTCATAATATGGAATCTCCTAGTACTG